CCCCACCACCCCCCCATGCCACCAACACCATACGACTCACGATGGCGCAAGATACGCGCACAAATACTCGAACGAGACAACCACACCTGCACCATCGGCGCAACCAACTGCACAACCATCGCCACAGAAGTCGATCACATCGTTGCGCTACGAGACGGCGGTCCACGACTCGATCCAACCAACCTGCGCGCATCGTGCAAACAGTGCAACGTCGCCAGGGCGAACACGCAACGCGCCCGACTCGCCGACCTGGCGCGGCGAGGGCGGGATGCGGCACCCCCCTCGCGGGGGTGGTAGTTTTTTCGTAGTCGGGGGTTGTCCCCGAAACCTGTGGAGTTCATTTAGATACGAACCAGAACGGTTCAGGTTCACTGAAAGGCAAGACATGAGCAACAGCAGCGCAGCACAAGTGATGATCGGTGCACTGCGTGCATTGGGCCGTGTCGAGCCGGTTGATGAGGCGTTGGTTGAAACGGTTGTGGCGTTGGCGTTGGCCGTTGACATGGCGCCAGATAATGCGTCACTGTGGCGCGAGTATCGCAGTTCCCTGGTGGAGTTGCGCAATGTTGGAGGAACGAATGAGCAAGGCAACGAAATTGAAAAACTCATCGAGGCGCTCAGAGGCGGCCCCGAAGTACGCGACACCCCGCCGCCCAAACCGCGTAACCCTCGGCCCCGAAGTCGGGCGACTGATGGCGCAGTGCGGAACGCCACCGATGCCGTGGCAACAGATGGTGCTCGACGTAGGGCTGGAGGTAAACCCTGAGACGGGGTTGCCGGCATACCGTGAGGTGATCTGCACGCTGATGCGCCAGAACGGGAAGTCGTCGCTGACTGCTGGTGTGATGGCGCATAGGGCGACGTTGTGGCAGCCGCAACCGCAACGCATCGCGTATTCGGCGCAGGATGGCAGTGCGGCCCGAAAGAAATTGATCGAGGATGTGGCCGCTGGTTGGCAGCGGTCGCCGGTGGTCGGCAGGTTGATTGACAAGGTGTTGCGTGGTGTCGGCTATGAGGGCGTCATTTTTGCGACGGGTTCCCGTATCGATGTGATTGGTTCGTCGGAGTCGGCGGGTCACGGTCGTACTTTGGACCTGGCGATCATTGATGAGAGTTTCGCTGATTCGGATTTTCGTCGTGAGTCGGCAATTTCGCCTGCGATGGCGACGCGTCGTGATGCGCAGGTTTGGAATGTGTCAACGGCGGGCACTGATGCGTCGGTGTTTCTGCGTCGCAAGATTGATGCGGGGCGTAGTGCGGTGATGGCTGACACGGGTGGTGGTGTCGCATTTTTTGAGTGGGCCGTCGGGCCTGATGATGATATTTCTGATCCTGAGGTGTGGTGGGCCAACATGCCCGCCCTCGGTTTCACAATCGGCGAGGACACGGTGCGTCATGCTAAGGCGTCGATGTCTGATGGTGAGTTCCGGCGTGGGTTCTGTAACCAGTGGACTGTGGCGAGTGAGCGTGTGATTCCTGCGGGGGTTTGGGATGTGGCGAACCGTGTTGATGTGGCACCGTCTGGTTCAATGTTTTTCGGTTTGGATGTGAACCCTGAGAGGTCGGCGGCGTGCCTGGCGGTGTGTGGTGATGGGGCGCCGACGACTGCTGAGGTGATTGAGCATCGCCCTAGTGTGGGGTGGGTTGTTGATCGTGTCGCTGATGTGTTGTCGAGGTGGCCTGGTTGTTCGGTTGTTGTTGATGCTCGTGGCCCTGCTGGTTCTCTGGTTCCTGATTTGAAACGTGCTGGTGTTCGTGTTGTTGAGTTGCCACCGACTGAGGTGCAGCACGCGTGCGCATCATTTTTTGATGATCTCGCTGATGGTCGTTTGAGTATTCGCCGCCATGCGGGGTTGGATGTGGCAACATTGGCAGCGACTAGGCAAACTGTCGGTGATTCGTGGCGTTGGGCGCGTCGTGATGGTTCCGACATCACACCTTTGATGGCAGTAACGTTGGCCACATGGTCGGCAACTCGCCGTCAGAATGTGGCACCGTTGCCTCGTATTGTTGACCCGTGGAGTACAGAATATGCGTGAGATGTTGACAACTGCGATGGAGATTTGTGGTGGCGTTTTGGTTTGTATAGGTATCGGTTTGGTGTTTGTTCCTGCTGGCATCGTTGTTGCTGGTGTTGGTCTGATTTTGACAGGATGGCTGGTTTCTAGATGAGCATTATTTCGAGGCGTGAACGGCGCGAGTTCTACCCATTGCAAAATACTGGATTCGGTTCGGTCACGAACTGGTCAGGTGAACCTGTCAATGAGTCAACTGCGTTGCAGGTCTCGGCAGTGATGGCTTGTGTTGGTTTGATTGCTGACAGTGTTGCGTCGTTGCCGTTGCGTTCTACTCGTCGAATCGGTGATCGCAATGTGCCGATGGATGTGCCAGCGTTGTTCCTTGATCCGTCGTCGACTGTGACATCGTACGAGTTGATCCATCAGACGATCACGAGTTTGGCGTTGCATGGGAATTCGTACATTTATGTTGACCGCAGTGCGAACGGCACCCCGATTGCGTTGACACCGTTGGCACCCACGAATGTGAACGTGGTGTCGTTGAACATGCAGACTCGCAATTACACCGTCGCTGGTGAACCTGTTCCGGCTGACAATATGTTGCATATTCGCTGGTGGGCGCCACCGCAGGCCGTGGTCGGTTTGTCTCCTATTGAGGAACAGAAAACGACAATCGGTTTGGCGTTGGCTATGGAACGCCATATGGCACAGTTCTATGCTGACGGCGGTACGCCATCGAGTGTTATAGAAACCGATAACGAGATGACAGCGCAGCAGGCGAAGGTTTTGCGTGAGACCTGGTTTGACCAGCACAACCGTCGCCGCCGACCTGCCGTTCTCACTGGTGGCATGAAGTGGCGGCCAGTCACCGCTAGTGCTGCCGACATGGAATTGAACGCGTCTCGTGAGCAGCAGGTTTTGCAGATCGCCCGCATTTTCCGTGTGCCGTCATACTTGATCGGCGCTAAGGGCGACTCACAAACATACGCCAATGCTGAGATGGCTGGCCAGCATTTCGTGACATATACGTTGATGCCGTGGTTGCGTCGCCTTGAGGATGCGTTCTCTAGTTTGTTAGCACCACCAGATTTTGTGCGTTTTGATGTTGATGCGTTCCTACGTGCCGACACACTCAGCCGTTTGAAGGCGTACCAGTTGGCCGTTATGACTGGTATTAGAACGCCGAACGAATGTCGTGCCAGTGAGGACCTCGAACCATATGAAGGCGGCGACGAATTTGTGATGGCGTTGCCTGGTGCACCTATGGCTGGTCCTGGTGATAACCCGCCCCCGATGGGCATTGACACAGAGCCGCCGTTGTAATGCCGTGGCATATTGAGAACAACAATGCTGACTGCGATGGATATGCCGTGGTCAAGGATGGTGGTGACGTTGTTGGATGCCACAAAACGAGGTCAGCGGCACTGCGTCAGTTGGCAGCGTTGAATATCGCTGAACCTGAATACAGTGAACAGTCGCGTGACATTCGTGCTGATTCTTATACGCCGACAGCAGCGATGCGCAGTGAGGCACGACAAGGTTTGGAATGGCGCGAGGAATTCGGGCGTGGTGGTACGGCGGTCGGTGTTGCTCGTGCCAGGGACATCATCAATGGCGATCTGTCATTCGACACTGTGAAACGGATGTCATCGTATTTTGCACGACATCTGGTTGATAAGGATGCCGAAGGTTTCCGTGCCGGCGAGGAAGGTTTCCCATCTGCGGGCCGTATCGCATGGGCGTTGTGGGGCGGCGACGCAGGGCGCGCATGGTCGCTAGCAATTATTTCAGAAAACAAAACATCCGAAAAGGAAACAAACAATATGGACCTCAACGAATTAGAAACCCGTGATGGTGAACTAGGCGACCTCGGTTTCACACCACGCCAGGTGATGCAATACAAGAACGACGAAAAAGTAGTGGACCTGTTCGGTTACTACACACAGGATTCAAGTGCTGACGGTGCGCACTACATGGCAGAGTCGCCGTTCGTCGCTGAAGGTTTGGTGTGCAGTTCGTGTGTGTTCTACAACGGGGCACGCGCCTGCGAAATCGTTGAGGGTGACATTGCACCCGAAGGTATCTGCAAAAAGTGGATTATTCCCGACCGACTCATAGTCGGTGATACCGTTGAAACTGAAATGGAAATGAACGAAACATATGAACCTGCCGTGCGATATGACGCGCTAGAAATCCAGCACCGCAAGGTTCAGGGCCGTGACGTCGAATTCCGTACCGTTTCGTTTGGAAACATTGAGGTGCGTTCCGACATGGAAGGGCAGCCAATGCGGTTCCGTGGATATGCCGCCGTGTTCAACTCCCCATCAGAACCGTTGCCGTTCACTGAAACAATTCGCCCTGGCGCATTCAAACGATCACTGAACGCAGGTCGTGAGGTTCGCATGTTTGTGAATCACAACACCGATCTCGTTCTCGGTTCAACCCGATCTGGCACCATCACTGTCACTGAGGACAGCCGTGGCCTACTTGTCGAGGGTGAACTGCCAGACACCACGTATGCTCGTGATCTGTCAGCGTTGATGCAACGCGGTGACGTTCACGGCATGTCGTTCGGTTTCAGTGTTCCTCGTGGCGGTGACATCTGGTCAGAGAATGGTGCACAACGAATGCTGACTGAGGTTATATTGCACGAGGTTTCTGTTGTGACTGGTTTCCCCGCATACCCTGAAACATCTGGTGCAACTGTTCGCAACACAGAAACCGAAACACATATCGACGAAACATCTGCGAGCACTGTGCCCGTTGCGGTGGCTCGTCGAATGATTGATCTTTACGCCAAAAAAGCGTGAACACCTCAGATCGGAACATCAAGATCGGACCAGCATGACTGGCACCACCTCAGAATGTCACCACCTGAACCCCCAAAAACATCAACCCCCCAAACAGAAATGGAACAAAAACCATGAGCGAATACATCGCAAATTTATCTGACGAGCGGGCTAAGGCATGGGAACAGGCCAAAGCACTTCTCGATGTGGCAACCGCTGAAAAGCGTGATCTGTCCGCTGAGGAAAACCAAACGTTTGAACGCATCAACGCAGACCTCGACATCAAAGATGCTCGAATCAAGTCAATCATCGACGCCGAAACACGCGACCGTGACATCCAGGAAAGCCGTGCACGCTTAGGCGTTCCCGCAAACCTCGGTGGCGCTGCCGCTGAAGTTGACCAGGATGATGCAACGGTTCGCCGTTTGTTGGCTGGTGAACAGCGCACTGCAAAGTTCGAGAAGCGTGCGATCACTAAGTCAAGCGCCACAATGGTTCCGTCGTCAGTGTACGACCGCATCGTTGAGCATCTCGTGCAGGCCAACGTTGTTCGCCAGTACGCAACCGTTTTGACCACCGCATCTGGTGAGTCGTTAGCGATTCCGAAGTCAACCGCATTCAGCACCGCCAGCATCGTTGGCGAGGCTGCACAAGCGAGCGCATCGGACCCGACTCTCGGCACCGCTACCCTCGGCGCATACAAGTATGTCGTGCTCGTTCAAATGTCGAACGAACTCGCACAAGATGCCACCGTTGATGTCGCAGGTTTCCTGGCTCGCCAGGCAGGTTTGGCCATCGGTGTCGCAACTCGTGGACATATGACCACGGGCGACGGATCGAGCAAGCCTTACGGTATCGTCACCAACGCCACCACCGGCGTCACTGGTGCCGCAGCCGTTTCGGGTGTGTTCACCGCCGACAACCTCATTGACCTGAACTACTCGGTGTCAAGCACCTACAAGGCGCAACCAGGCGTGGCATGGATGATGAACTCATCCTCAATGGCCGCCGCACGCAAATTGAAGGACACCACCAACCAGTACCTGTTCGCACCAGGTCTCAATGGTGTTGCTGACACGTTGCTCGGTTTCCCCGTTCACATCAACGACTCGATGGCCTCCACTGCGGTCGCCGCTAAGTCAGTCCTATTCGGTCACTTGCCGTCGTACTTCATTCGTGAAGTCAACGGCATTGAAGTTGCCGTGTCAGACGACTTTGCGTTCGACTACTCGGTGCGCACGTTCCGTGTGAGCCTCCGCACTGACGGTGTTCTGGTCGATCAGACTGGTGCCGTGAAGTGTTTCGTCGGTGGCGCTGTCTCCTGATAGCCCTGCCATGATGGTCACCGTCACCGTGTCTCTGATGCGGTGACGGTGAACCACCACCCCATATCCGAACATTTTCTCTCAAAGGTCGCAGCATGAAAATCAAAATGCTCACAGCAATATCAGGAACCATTGATGGTCAAGAATGGCCCGCCATTGGTGGTGTCATTGAAGTCGCCGACCATGTGGCCGCTGACATGATTGCCAACAGGTTCGCCGAAGCCGACGAAACAGTCGAAACTGCCGCAGTGAACCCTGTGAAAGAAACCGCAGCCAAACCAGCCGCCAAAACTCGCAAGGCATAAATCGTGCCAATCACAACCGCGCAGGTGACAGTCGGAACGTCTCGCATACTTTTGCATCAGACTGATGCCGATGGGTGCACGATCTCACTTCATATGAGTGCGGGTTCAGGTCAACACATCCACATTGGTGACGCCACAGTCACCACTGCGAACGGTCTAGAAATTGATGCCCACCAGGTTATCCAATTCACCCTGCCACCCACGTCAGCACTTTACGGTGTGAAAGACAGTGGCACCGCAGAGGTCTCAATCATGGCGGTGAACTGATATGGCAATCACGAACGGGTACTGCACACTGGCCGAATTGAAAGCCGCCGCACGCATCACCGACAACGTTGACGACTCACTCCTAGAACGAGCAGTCGAAGCAGCCTCACGACGAATTGATGGCGAATGTTCACGCCGTTTCTACGTTGACGCAACAACCAGCGCCCGCACCTATGCAGCGAACCGCAACGCCTTTCTGTTCGTTGACGACATCTCAACCACCACAGGTTTGATCGTCAAAGTTGACGACCAGATGTCAGGCTCATTCAGCACCACCCTCACGGTCGGTGTTGATTACCAGACAGAACCCTCGAATGCTGCTGCGCAAGGCGAACCGATCACACTGCTGCGTGCACTAGATATTGATTTCCCTGTCGCAGAAAACAATCGTACCCTCATTCAAGTGACCGCCAAATGGGGATGGCCGTCAGTGCCACATGCCATTCGTGAGGCGACCGTGTTGCTAGCATCACGCCAGTTCAAACGCCTTGATTCACCATTGGGTGTTGCAGGATTCGGAGACCTCGGCGCCATCGTTGTCCGGCGCATTGATCCTGATGTTGCCGCAATGGTGGCACCGTACAAAACTTTCGTGGTGGCCTGATGCCCGCAGCGATCTCTAGCCTCAGGGCAGGGCTGGCCGCAAACCTGGCAACGATCAGTGGTTTGCGTGTTTACACAGTTCTCACTGATAACCCGCAGTTTCCTGCGGCCTTGATTTCGTTGGATCGTGTCGAATTTGACTCGACGATGGCGAGAGGTTGCGACAGTATTGAATTCACTGTCACTCTGGTTGTCGCACGAGCAGACGACCGCAGCGCCCAAAACAAACTAGAAACCTATTTGGCAGGCACAGGTGCCACATCGGTCAAAACTGCTGTCGAGAGTGACGTCACATTGGGCGGCGCTGCATTTGATGCACGCGTCACCGCAGCCGAACAGATTGGTACAGTGAACTCACCTGATGGCTCGACCTACCTATTCGTAGATTTCGCCGTCACCGTCACCGCATAAAGGAACGACCAGATGCCTTTTATTTCATCAAACCAAACCAGAGTGATCTACGGAACGAACCCTCTAGCGGCGATCCTGCGCACTGTCTCACCATCGGTGAATTTTGACATGCTTGAGACAACGACGCTGGCCGACACTGCCAAAACATTCCAGCCAGGGTTGGAGGATATCACCCTCAATCTTGACGGATTGTTTGACAGCACCAACGGTGCAGGCACCGCATTCGACAACATCATTGCCGCTATCACGGGCGAGTCAACGGTGGCCACATCGGTCGCACCTAGCGGTTTCGCAGTGACGAACCCTGTGTGGTTGCTAGGCACCAAAACGATCTCGTATGAGGTTTCCAGTTCGGTCGCCGATCTCGTGTCATTCAGCATGGCATTCGGTTCAGGTTCGGCACCAGGTTTGGGTGTCAGTCTCGCCGACCTCGCCGCCATTACTGCCACAGGCAACGGCACAAGCGTTGACAACGCTGCTGGCACCACCAATGGTGGAATCGCCCATCTGCATGTCACCGATGTCAGTGGCACCACCCCAACCCTCGCCGTAGTGATTCAACATTCAACGAACAACAGCACGTGGTCAACACTTGCGTCGTTCACCTCGGCGACAGCAGCCACCAGCGAGGCGATTGCGTTCACGGGTACAGTCAACCGTTACGTGCGCGCGTCATATACTGCGGGCGGCACCACTCCATCATTCACATGCCAGGTCAGCCTGGCCCGTAACTAAGGAAAAAACATCATGGCATTTGTAGCCGCTAGGTCAACATCGTTCAAACTTGATAACGCTGCCGGAACACTGACCGACATTTCGTCGTATGTGGATTCTGTCAGTGGTATCGCCAACACAACCGACATGGCCGAAACCACCACATTCGGTTCGACGTCAAAGACTTTCCAGGGCACCCTGCGAAATGGTGACTCGATCAGTATTTCGGGCAAATGGGATGCAACACTGAACACGCATATCACTGCGCTGCTCGGTCTCGCTACCTCGTCATCGTTTGACTACTCGCCCGCAGGTACCGCCGCTAGCACGCCAAAGTGCACTGGCGAATGTTTCGTGTCGTCATATGAGGTTTCAAGTTCGGTCGCCGACCTTGTGACATTCTCGTTGTCGTTGCAGATCACAGGCGCCGTCACGTGGGGCACGAACTAAAATGCTGACATGGCAGTTGTCAGTAACAAAAAACGACGGAACCTCACACAACTACCGAATCGGCGCACCACACATTGTGGCATTTGAGCGCGAATTCGGTATGGGTTTGGGGCGTGCGTTCTCTGAGGATCAGAAAATGGAACACATTCTCTGGTTGGCATGGACCGCCGACAAACGACAGAACCAGACATCACAAACATTTGACGACTATCTCGACACGGTTGCAGATGTTGACCTTGATGCCAACGTAAACCCTACCGACGGGACTCCCTGACCTATTTGGTGGCACAGGTAGCGGTCGAGACAGGGATCGCACCACAGGACCTCCTAGACGCCCCTGAGGGCATCTTTGAGGCGATGGTGGATGTGTTGCAAATGAAAGCGGATGAGTCCCGCAAACAGAACAGAAGGTGAATCGTGGCCGTAATACGCAGCGCAGACAGTGTGAATGTCACAGGTCTCGCTGAACTACGCCGTGAAATCAAAAAAGCGCAGCAGGCTGGCGGCCCTGACGGTACGCAACAACTCAAAGACCTGAACTATCAGGTGTCAGAGTTTGTCATCGGTAAAGCCAAAACGAAAGCCAGCAGTGTTTCAAGTATGGCGAGCAAGGCGGCGCAGTCAATGGATGCGTCGAAATCTGGTGTCGCTGCCAGGGTGAATGCTGGTGGTGCACGGTACCCGTATTTCGGTGGTGCCGAATTCGGTGCACATAGGAACCGCAAACGGTTGATCAAAAACACGGGCGGGCGTGCGACGATTGTGCGACAGAACGAATCCACGTCAAAGGTGCGCAAAAAGGTTGAATCGCAAACGCTGGCATATGACAAATATGGTGGCAGTAGCACGGTTCGCAAACGGGCACGCCAGGACTACGGCGCAACCGCAGTGAAAGTGGTTGGTGTGCGTATCGGTTGGAATCAGTTCAAAGATTGGCGAGGCAACAAAACTGGTGCGGGGTACTTCCTGTTTCCTACAGTACGGGCCAACATTGATGAGATAATAGAAATCTACGGCGACGGAATGAAAAAAATCCTCGACGATGTTTTCCCTGATTAGGAGTAAAAAATGGCGGGCACCCGCAAACTGAGTATCGAGATTCTAGGAAACGCCAAAGGTGCTCTCGGCGCGCTCGACGACGTGGGAAGTAAGGCGGGCGACCTCGGTGGCAAACTCGTTGACTTCGGAAAAAAAGCGGCACTCGGTATTGCTGCCGCAACTGCTGGCGCTGCCGTCATCGCCAAAGGTCTCATCGATAGCGCCTCTGATCTTGAGGAAGTCGCATCGAAAACCTCAGTGATATTTGGTGATGCCAATGATCAGGTCACCAAATTTGCTGAAGGTGCCGCCAAAACTCTCGGCCAGTCAAAGACCGCAGCACTGACCGCCGCCTCGACGTTTGGTGTGTTCGGTAAGGCGGCAGGGCTAACGGGCAATGATCTCGGCGCGTTCTCCACCGACCTTGTGGCGTTGGCGTCAGACATGGCGTCATTCGCTAACACAACACCGGAGGAGGCTGCTGAGGCGTTGGGTGCGGCGTTGCGTGGCGAATCGGAACCGATCCGCAAATACGGTGTCATGCTCGATGATGCGGCGTTGAAAGCCGAAGCACTTGCGATGGGTATCTACAGTGGCAAAGGTCCTCTCACAACGCAGCAGAAGGTGTTGGCGGCAAACGCAGCCATATTGAAGCAGACAGGCGACGCACAGGGTGACTTTGCTCGAACGTCTGACGGTGTGGCAAACCAGCAGCGCATCCTGGCCGCAGAGTTTGAGAATGTGAAAGCCTCACTCGGTAAGGCGTTGATCCCTGCGTTTGGGGCGGCGTTGGGTTTCATCACGAACAAAGTGATACCGATTTTTTCAAGCCTGGCGAGCATTTTTGAAAAGGATGGCATCGCAGGTGTCATTGAGAAGGTGAAAGAAAAACTCCCTGAACTGCGTGATGCGTTCATCGGATATGCGTCGGCTGCATACGAGTGGATCAAAGACGCGTACCCGCCAGCGTTGAAAGCGATCCTCGGTTTTGTTTATGACATAGGGCAGTGGTTCCTGAAAACTGGTCTGCCTTTCATCGCTGACAAAATCAGTGAAGGTGCGAAAGCGTTGTGGGAATGGATTCAGAAGGCGGCACCGCCAGCGTTGCAGCGCCTCGGTGAACTGATCGGTGATCTAGCGAACTGGTTGCTCGATGAAGGTCTGCCGATGATGGTTGACAAACTCATCGAACTCGGCGATGCGTTGGTGGCATGGATCAAACCGCAGATCGTGCCGGCATTGAAAGCATTGGGCGACCTGTTGCTCGCCATTCTTGATTGGGTTGTCACTGAGGCAGTACCAAAACTAGGTGCGCAGGCGGTCAAACTGGTTGGTGCGTTGTTGAGTTGGACCGCACAACTATTGCCCGAAGCGGTGAAAGGTTTGGGCGGTTTCGTTGTTGATCTAGTTAAAGCGTTACCTGGACTATTCGTCACCTTAGTTGCAAAGTTGGGAAGTATCGGCGGTGAGTTGGGTGGCTCGTTGGTAGATGGACTTGTTGAAGCCTTGAAAGGTTTGGCTAAAGGCGGTTTGAACATTGGTAAAGATTTTGCTAACGGCATTATCGGATTCATTAATACGGAAGTTATTCAAAAACTGAACGCCCTACTTAGTTTTCAGATTGGGCTACCTTTTGGGAAAAAATTTGATGTCAACCCGCCTGACCTGCCGGATATACCGGAACTAGCCTCAGGCGGTATCGTCACCAGGGGACCCACTCTCGCCCTCATTGGCGAGGCAGGACCAGAGGCCGTGATCCCGTTGTCACGTGGCGCTCAGTACGGTCTCGGCGCTGGTGGTGGAATGAACATCGTTGTGAATGTTGCTGGTTCTGTAACCACTGAACGTCAACTGGTTGAACAGATTCGTGTCGGGTTGTTGAAATCTCAGAAATCTGGAAGGGCAATGGTGTTATGAGCCTGCCCAACATCACTGTTTCGATTAGGCCAGATACATCCTTTATTGCAAGCGGTAACGCCGTTTTGGGTACAAGTTTGTTGGGCACTATGGTGCTCGGTCCAACTGCAAACGCGATGGTTGATCTAACAGGAACGGTCACTGATGTGAGCATTAAGCGTGGCAGAACTCGTGTCACAGACTCTTTTGATACAGGCACAGCATCGGTCACTGTGATTGACACCACAGGACAATTCAACCCTGATAACACTTCGTCAAACCTGTATCCGTATGTTTTGCCGTTGCGTCAGTTCCGTATCTCAACGGTTATTGATGGCAACCTCGTGCAGTTATTCAATGGCTACGTCAGTAGGTTCACATATAATTATCAAGTTGGTACAAACATCACGTATGTCACGATTGACGCTGAGGATGGTTTTCGCCTCCTCGGTCTAGCCAATGTTGAAACTATTGCTGGCGCAACTTTGGGTGAAGGCACAGGCAGTCGAATTGGCCGAGTCTTGACTGCTCTCGCTGTTCCGAACACTCTGCGCACAATTTCTACAGGTGAATCAGTTTTGTGGTATGACCCTGAGACTGTGCGGTCCGGTCTCGAAGCAATCCAACAGATTGAAGCAACAGAATTAGGTGCTTTCTTTATTGACACAGATGGCAAATATACTTTTAAGAGTCGTCACGAGATACAACAACTAGCATCGGGATTAGTAAACACTCCACTGGTTTTTGACGAAACAACTGGATTGCGTTATCGACAGGTGCAGGTTGGTTTCGATGATCAAGCCATCTACAACAGCGTGACCGTTCAAGGTGACGGCATCACTGATACTTCAGTATCTGATGCAACCAGTATCGCTGACTACTTCACCAGAAGTTATGTGCGTAGCGGTTCTCTGATAACAACTGATGATGAAGCATTATCACAGGCAACATTGTTGCTGAACTCTAGAAAAGACCCGTCACTGACATTGGACTCAATTCAATGCCAACCTTTAACAATGACACCTGCACAAGCGTATTCTGTGATAAACGCTGAACTCCTCGACCCTGTGACACTCACCAAAAACTATGCTTCAGGCTCAATAACACGAACATTGACCATTCAGGGCATCAGCAACGACATTGGGCCTGATACCTGGAATGTTACATTTGAACTGGCTGAACCTATTGGTGGCGATGCTTTCGTTCTCGACTCAACTACTGCGGCAATACTCGACACAAATGTGCTCTCTTACTAAGGAAAAAACATGGCTTACACAACACTGAGCGTTGCATATATCGACGGGGATGTTTTCTCTGCTGGCGACATCAACAATACAAACACCGTCGCTAATGCTTTAAGCAACGGCACAAACCAGGCGCTCATCACAACTCAGGGTGACATCCTGACAGGTGGCGCAACAGCAAACGCCTTAGTGAAAACTGCTGTCGGTTCCAATAACACAGTTTTTTATGCAAACAGTGCGGCCTCTGGTGGCGTTTCATGGGGTTTGATAACGTCAGCAATGATCACTGATGCCACGATTACTGGCACAGACATTGCTTCAGGCACAATCACATCGACAAACATTCTTGATGCCACAATCACTGGCACAGACATTGCGTCTGGCACAATCACATCGACAAACATTGCAAATGACACAATCGTTAATGCTGACATTAACTCTGCCGCAGGCATTGTTGATACAAAACTGGCGACCATCTCAACAGCAGGCAAAGTATCCAACAGCGCAACAACAGCAACAGCGAGTGATACGGCTTCAGCCATTGTCGCCAGAGATGGAAGCAATTCATTCTACGCACGCACAGGATATTTTGAAGGTGGTTATCTCGGCGGTCTTGACTACACAAACGCAGTAAGTGCTGGCAATTCTGGTTCCCTGACAACTAATGGTGATGGAGTTATTCGTGTTGGCAAATTCTCAGCAAATGTAACTGGTATCACGATCAACCAACAGGGTGGGAGTAGTCCTGGATATCACATTTCTTTCTATCGCAGCGGTACGAATGTCGGCTCAATATCTGAGAACGGCTCGACTACTTCCTATAACACAACATCTGACTACCGCCTCAAAGAGAATGTCAAAGACCTACAGGGTGCGCTTGCCACGATTGAGGCCTTGCAACCTAAGACGTACAACTTCATTGCAACGCCAGAAATAACCCAAGATGGATTCTTTGCACATGAACTTCAGTCGGTTGTTCCATATGCAGTCATTGGTGAAAAAGATGCACTAGATCAAGATGGCAACATCCAGCCACAGCAAGTCGATTACTCAAAACTCACTGGCTTACTTGTTGGTGCAGTCCAAGAGTTGTCTGCCCGTGTCAAAGAATTGGAGAAGAACTGATGCCGATTTCACCGAACGTAGATTTCTCTGCTGGCGCAGTATTGACCAGTGCGCAGCAGAACCGTTTCCCTCGTGGGGTGATGGCGTTTACGACTGTCACGGCAACTGACTCAACGATTACAAGTGAAGAAGTACAAATCACAGGTGCATCGTTCACTGCTGTTGCGAACCGTTACTACAAGATCACTTATTTCGAGCCGGGTATGTCTGCTACCAACACTTCAGGAAATGCTCGTATCAGATTGACGAACCTTGCTGGTGCTGTTCAGCAACTGCAAGTCTTCGCCGTTCCGTCAACGGGCGGTGGCTTTGTGCATATGGTCGCAGTCACAACATTGACAGCAGGCACCACAAACTTTGTTGCCACCCTGTCATCAGACTCAGGCACGATCACTGCTTCGAGATCAGCAACACGCTTTGCGTTTCTCTTAGTTGAGGACATCGGACCGGCATGACAGCAAACACAGCGTTCGGTATTAGCACGCCTGTCAATTCACGATCACTGAACAATGCTTTTGCTGATCTTCAAGCACAGATCACGGCCGCTAGTGGTGGGCCAATAGGTTCGATTATGATGTGGGCTGGTACTACTGCCAACATTCCTGCAGGGTACGCAGTGTGTAACGGTGCGTCATTATCAACCACAGGAACGTACGCACCACTGCACGCGTTGATTGGTTATCGCTACGGTGGAAGCGGTGCGAACTTCAATCTGCCTGACTTCACAAGTCGTGTGCCTGAAGGTATTACTGGAGTACCAACTGTTCCGACAACAGTTACAACTTCAGCATCGTCAGCGGTTGATGCTCACGTGCATACAGTGAACAGTTCTTTGACTGCTGGTAACGCCGCATCGCACGTTCACTCAGACAGTTTCAGTGCTGGTTCTGTGAACAGTTCATTTACCGCTGGTAACGCTAACAACCACACTCATGGAGTAAATGGCAATACTGGCAACGCCTCAGCAAACCATACTCACGTTTATTTCAAGCCGAACTCAGGTGCGAACAACAACACAGGTGGAGATGGCGCAGGTCATACTCACGGGTTCAACGTAACGTCGTCAGGCTCGAACACGACTATCGGTGTGAACAGTTCGTTCACTGCTGGCAATACGAACACGTCATTCACCTCAGGTGGTGTGAACACAGCAATCGGCGTGAACACGTCTCTCACTGCTGGCAACGCAAGCACGATCAACAGTTCAACACCAGCGCACACGCATACAGTCAACATCACTCAAGTGATCTTCATAATCAAGGTGGTCTAACTATGAGCATCGGCAACGCTTTCGGAACCCATGAAGGATACTTGAAAGTCATTGGCAACACCGACAACAAAGGTCTGTTCGCCTTTGCAAAACTAGACGACCCTAGAAACTTTATGGCCGATACTGATGTCACTCGACGATGCGACTTTGACCAACCGTTAGCACTCAGAGGCTTTCATCGTTGGGAGAACGATTCTTGCAACTGTGGTCTCACAACTGTTCCGTCCACAGTAAGCGGTGCTCACTTTGATCTTGAAGTATTGACCGCTTTGTTCGTTGTCGTCGATGCCACACCGGCAGGGTTGATCTGCTACTTTGAGTTCGCTGACGACGAAGACTTCTATCTCACTCAACGGGGCAACACCTTTACAAGAACTCTTCAAGAGCAGTTCCGTTCTCTCATTGAATGGAAGTACGCACACGAACATCTTGACAACAACGAAGAGATCGCTATCGCGGCGACAGCGATGCTAAATATCTTAGACGTACCGCAATCTATTCAAGAGTGGATTCTGTCTGACGTACCGAATGAGAAAGTAAACAGGTATCTTGAAGGCAGGACAGACGCACTGCAAAGAACAGACGACCCGATTCCCGACCTGACTGATGAGTTTAAGGAATGGTTACTCGATAGATTCAAGGTTGCAAAGAACTTTGGCGAACATCGACAGGAGGATTGAATGATGATAAGCGTTACATATCCCGCTGGTATATCAGGCTTGATTCAAGTTGTTGACGGTCTGCTTGACGACGAAGTATGTAGCAATTTCTTGACACGTATGGCTCAACTCTGGTCAAAGTCATTTGCTGGCCAAACTTTGGGTGGTGTTGACCCTAAAACGAAGTTGAGCGAAGACTTGCACTACAGCGAGAGCGTGCTTGAAAGCACTTGGAATGACGTTGACAAGCAACTCGATCAGCGTATTTGTCAAGCAATAACATCTGCGATCGCAATCTACAAACAGCAGTACCGTCATCTTGACAACTGGATTGAGGTTTCGGATTGCGGCTTTCAAGTACAGAGATACCCGAAGTCTTTTGGGTATTACAGACCACACGTAGATTCATTCCCATCGCCGTTCTCGACTATCAGTGACAGAGTGCTCGCAATGGTGATCTATCTGAACGATGTTGACTATGGCGGCGAAACTAATTTTCCGCTACATGAAGTCGCAGTGACCCCAAAAGCAGGGCGTATCGTGTTCTTCCCTGCGACGTGGACTCACCCTCACGAATCACGAGTACCGATATCGAGCGACAAGTGGATCATCTCTTCTTTCATCAACAACGTGCAACCAATGAACGTTGAGTCACGTGAACCGATTGAGAGCACGCATCAAGAGCACGATGATCACACGCATCACGAGCACGAGCATCACGAGCCACCGCTCATCCTCGGAGTGACTGAAGAGTTTGTTTTGGAGACATTATGAATGAACCACAGGTAGATGCAAATGAAGTCATCGAGGAGTTGCTCAATCAACTGAAGCAAGCAAACCTGCAACTAGCAATCGCTCGATCACTTATCAACAAATTGAATGCAGCGACTTCACAAGGGGACACAGAACAATGACCACATACCCTGTATTACCGATCATCATGCCCTCCGATTTGGTTGGCACGACAAACGGCAAACTGCCTGAAAACCTGTTGCGAAACATCAAGGCACCGAATGGGAAACTGCACAGCCTGGCCGCTACCGCATGGAATGCCATGCAACTCGCCGCCTACTTCGACGGTATTGAATTAAAGCATGTTGGCGCATATCGCCCGTTTGAACAGCAAATCAAACTGTTCCGTGAACGGTACACAGGCTCACCTACAGGTCGCACACCGCAAGTGACCCGCACATATCAGGGTGCCACGTGGTACCTGAAAAAAGGCATGGCACCAGCAGGCACCCCTGGCACCTCGAATCATGGCATCGGACTCGCCATCGATATTGCCTCAGCATCAGGCAAACGCCTTGAATGGTTGCTCGGTGACGGGTTCTCAACCAGTAACGCCCTCAAATTCGGGTTCTCATGGGAAGTCGCCGACTCTAAAAACCCGAACAGCGAGGCATGGCACATTCGGTATGTGTGCGGCGACAGACTGCCACAGGCCGTACTCGACGCCATTCAAGCGTTCCCCACACTCGACGTGCGGTGAACAGTGGCACCTAACGGTTCCATCATTGACACCAACCCGCATCGCATAGCATACGAGAACGCCATCTCATGGCAGAAATTACAACCAACCGAACAGGCAGCGGCAAAGGTCAACTATGAAAACGATTGCACTGCGAATTGTGGCCACATTCATCTACTCAGCGATGGGCATTGTGGGTGGCGCATCCGTATTGGGTGGCATCCCCGTCTGGAAGGCTGCGGTGCTCGCCGGTATCGCCGCTGCATCACAAGTGCTCGAACGGTTAGCGCGTGCCTACGCCGACGATGGCAAAATCACACGCAGTGAAATTGATGATGCGTTCGGAACGAGTGAGTGATGTCCACGTGGATTCCTGTGGTTGTTGCAATCATCGGTGGTGGTGGCCCTATTGTGGCGCTGATCGCACGTTTGGATCGTAAGAATGACAAGCAGCATGGCGACAATGCCGAAATGCTGGCTCGTATTGAAAACAAAGTGGACAATGTTGGTGAACGGATAGCAGGCCATCTCGAATGGCACCTGAAAGATTTTGACGAATAAACAACCGAACAAAAAAGGCGGCAACCTGTGAACGAACCGAAACGGTTACTCAACGAAATCCACGCCCATGTCAACAGTTCCAATGGTCCTGTGTGCACGGTCAAAATGTTGCAGGAGGCATTCACCCCCGATGACTATGCCGACCTACTGGCAGCGTTCTCTGAACCGTTGGTGCCAACGGCGGCCATCTGGCGTGCCCTTGACCAGCGGGGAATCAACGTGTCGCAGGGTGCGTTGCAACGCCACCGCAGAGGGGAGTGCCGTTGTGGGCGCCCTGAGTGACGACATAGCGCGTGCGGTCGAACCGTCTGGTGCGAGGCGTGCAGCATTGGGGCGTATCGCTGAACTGCTTGAACGCAACGGCATTGATGTTGATGAGGTTGGTTCTGTTCGGCGTGTGTCGTTGTACCAGCAGGTCACAAAGGACCCTGAGACTGGTGAACCGACGGTGCATGACCTGACAGCGGTGCAACTGTCGCCTCATTGGGCCGACGGTCCCGAATGGCCTGTGGTGCAACCTGGTCCTGCCGTGAAACTGCCACCTCGTAAAACCTCACAGGTGCCCGCTGACGGTTCCGTTTGCGTTGTACTTCCCGACATGCAGATCGGGTATTACAAGGGCGCAGACGGCGTTCTGGTGCCCACACATGACGAGTCAGCGTTAGCGGCTGCGTTAGCAGTCACCGCCGCAGCGAAACCCGACCTCGTGGTACTCGTCGGCGACAACCTTGACCTGCCAGAGATGAGCAAATACCGACTCACCGCCCCATACCAGAACACGACACAGGCGACCATTGACCGTGCCGCCATCCTGTGCGCTGAAGTGCGACATGCCGCACCCGACGCACGCATCGTGTGGATCGCAGGAAACCACGAGGAACGCCTCCCCCGTTACCTCATCGACAACGCTGGTGCAGCGTTCGGGTTGCGTCGAGGGAACATCCCTGACGCCTGGCCCGTGATGTCAGTGCCATATCTGTGCCGCCTTGACGACTACGGCATCGAGTATCTGTCTGGATACCCGACGGGATGCGTGTGGATCACACCCAAACTGCGAGTCATCCACGGCGACCGTGTTGCCTCCGGCGGTAGCACCGCCCACAAGTATCTCGCCACCGAGAAAGTCAGTGTGATCTACGGGCACATCCACCGCATAGAAACCGCATACCGCACGCGTGAGGATTTTGATGGTCCGTCAACGGTGATGGCGGCGTCGCCTGGTTGTTTGGCTCGCATTGACGGTGTGGTGCCCTCAACCCGTGGTGGCACCGATTTGGATGGGAGACCGTTGACTCGTCACGAGGATTGGCAGCAAGGTTTGGCCGTTGTTCCCTATGACTCGAATTCGGGGCGGTTCACGTATGAGCACGTGCCGATATTTGACGGTCAAGCGTTCTGGCGTGGGAAGGTGTACGGCGGTGAGTGACTACATGTTCGTTGAGGTTGTGTGGCATGACGCTCACGCAGTTTCTGACACCTGGTCAAGTGTTGACGACATTGATCACGAACCGTGTGTGGTGCGTTCGGTCGGTGTGTTACTTCCACACACCAAACCAGGGCACCTAGTGTTGGCGCAGTCCATAATTGAACGCGATGAGATGCTTGATCATGTTGTTGCGATTCCGTTGGGAATGGTTCGTCGGGTGCACCGTCTGAGTGTTGGTGTTCTGTTGCCGATTGAACCTGAAGTCGAGTGACATCCAGGCGCAGTGGGTGTTGCCATAGTGTGCGCGTCTGCTGCCCGTGCACCGTCAAGCCTCGTGCCGTTCCCTCCTCGGTGCGAGGCTTTTGACGTTTTGGAACCTGACAAAACCCCTGCTCACAGATATATTTTGAAAATTTCTCAGAAATTTTGCAGCATGACACGTTGTGAGGTTCGGGTTTGTGTATATACTCAAAGTATGACAACAATGAACAACCCAACCCAACCCAACCCAACCCAACCAGAAAAGGAAACAACCAAAATGAATGACAAAAAGAACCTTCTCAACCTCATCACAGATTTTGGCCTTATAAATGGCACCCTCTACTACACCAACAAAAATGGCGACGTTTGTTCAAAAATCGGCTCGTTTTACCGTTCATATACGGATAACGATCTGATCGTTGGCCGTGAATTGTCAAACCAGCGCATCGCCCTGGTGACAAACGTTCAGAACGCAATTCGACTAGAACTCACAACAAAATGACATCCACGGTGGCGGCCAACACTGGCCGCCACCAACCCAACCGAACAGGAGAACAGAAATGAAACCGCACTGGACAGTCAAAACAACCACCCGACAACTCGGCATCAAATGCGACAGCGTTGACGACGCACGCGCTATTGCCAAATCAATATCAGACGAAAACCCTGTGATCGAGTATGTGCGCAAAATCGGCGGCATCACTGTCATCACACCAGTAGAGATTGAGACCAAATGAAAACCGTGATCCGTTACGCAGTACGCGCCGCCGCCCTATTCGCCGCACTGTTCATTGTCCTGTCACTGCTTGACTACATCGGCACCACGTTCGGTGCGTTCTGGTGTTGGGTTCTCATCATTGGTGCAGGCGCCGGACTCACCGCCTACGCCGAACATCATGAACGGAAACACAAATGAGCAGCGCCGAATATCAACGCGCCTGGCGTGCACGTCACGGCGCCAACACAGGCAAACCAGGGCGACCCGCAACACGACCGTGCGGCACCCTCGCCGCCTACGCACGCCATAAACGTCACGAGGAGGCACCCTGTGGCCCTTGCGCCGCAGCATGGGCCGCCTATTGGCGTGAGTACAGGCAACGACGGGGTGACTTGACATGAGCATCACGAACTGGTCAGATGGACAGAACCCAAAAACGGGCAAACCATCCCCCGTGCGCTGCGTCGCCTGTGATCTCTCATTCATTACCGTGCAGCACTACCTGCACCCGACGCACCATTGCGTAGTCAACCGCCACCCATCCAGTCGAACAAAGGAAAACACCATGAACAACACAAACACCGACACGCAACCAAAGGCAGGCGCATGAGGATCGCAGCGGCACTGTGTGCCGCCGTACTCACCGCCTGCGCAACCGCAGCCAACGGTGCACCAGTCTCAGCACCAACCCAACCCAACCCGACCATCACACTCGAACCTGTAACAACCACAATGCCGCCAACCACATTGCCGCCAACAACAACCAGCACCACCACCACAACTGTCGCACCCGTGCTCGTACCGCCAGACACACCATGTGTCGAATGGTTACCGCTGGCCGTGCAGGTCGGCTGGCCCAACGACACCGACATCTTGCAGACGCTAGGTCAAATCATGTGGCGTGAATCAAGATGCCAACCCGACGCCTGCTCAAACTCTGACAGTGACCGACCCTGCCGTGACTACGGTTTGACACAGGGCAACTGGAAAGCGCACCACGAATGGTGGGCAGACCTCGGCATCACACCTGACGAAATGTTTGACCCTGCGACCAACCTGCGGTGGGCATACCTGCTATATTCCGGTAGGGAAGCCAGAGGGCAGTGCGGGTGGAAACCGTGGTCGAAGCCTTGCAACTAACTCTGACACACCCCCTAGACACAATTACCTAACCCAACCCAACAACAGAAAGCAGCAACCAAAATGCAGCAAGATTTCACACGCGACCGATATGGCCGCCCAATGGTCACATCACCGACCGATGGCACACCAACGCCATACACCAGGTTCAGCAGTCACGGCTCATGCCTTGAGGATCGTTTCGGATTAGAACGCTGGAAAATCCGAACTGCTGGCAAGGGCTTATCGTCACGGGCCGACCTGTTCGCACAAATGGCAGCAACACCAGCCGACGACACAAAACGACTCGACGCCCTCATGGATCAAGCGTTAGAGGCAGGCGGTGGCGGTTACGGTGCAGGACTCGGCACCGCACTGCACGAATTCGCAGAGAACGTTGACAACGGATTGATGACCGTCGCCGACATCCCGTCACCGTGGGATGCCGACATCGCCGCCTATCAACGAACACTCGCAGATGCAGGGCTGACCATTGAACCTGGTCTCGTTGAGGTGACATTGGTGCATGACGGGTTGATGTTGGCAGGTACTGCTGACCGTTTCCTGCGTCGTGCCGATGGGCGACTGGTATGCGCCGACCTCAAAACAGGCAAGGCCATCGGACCAAACCCACTGGCGTACGCCGTTCAACTCGCCGCCTACGCAACATCACAGGGATACGAAATTGAGACAGGGAAACGGTACGAGATCGGTGATGTTGACCATGAGGTCGGGTTGTTGATTCATGTGCCCGCAGGCCGTGGTGAATGCCATCTCATCGAAGTGGATTTGACACTCGGTTTGGAGGCCGCACACCTAGCGACTCTGGTGAAGCAATGGCAGAAACGCAAGGATGTCGTGCGCAAGGTTTCGGTGCCGTCACGCGGCAATGTGGGCACCGATAGCGGTGCAGGAGTCACGGTTGAGCACCCCCCTGTTCCCGTGACACCTGCACCCACCCTCGTTGAAACTGCCATCGCCAATGTCAGCGCAGCGTTCCCGTACACCGAACAGGTCGCCAGTGCTGAACATCGGGCATGGCTTGAAAAGCGCGTACGACGCCTGGTTGCGTTCGGTGACGATGTGAAACGTGAACTCGCCGCCAGATGGCCCGCCCATGTCCCCAAATTGCGTGACCATGCGTTGCACACCACCCGTGAAATTGAACTGATCAGTGACGCGTGCTATCAGGTTGAAGCAGAGCACGGTTTCCAGTTCCCTGATCGGAACCCCACCGACCTCATTATCACGCCGCCTAACGCACCGAAAGTGCGACCTGCCCGTGACGCCCCCGATGAAGGCGGGAACGCACCACAGGAACAAATCGATGCGCTACGAGACATCATCGGTGCGCTACCAGATCGTCAGCGGGCATTCATCGCAGAGTTCACCAAACAAGCGACCGCAGCGAAACGTGGCATCAGCATTCGACAGAACCCGACAGTCAGGCGTTGTGCCATCGCGTCAATGATGGTGGCGCTAACACGACTCGACGACACCGAACTGATGCAGGCCGTACTGGTTGCAGGTAACCCGTTCACAGAAGTTGACAGGACACTCGGCGCACAAATCGGTGCACTATCCACCGACGACGCCCACAGAATCACTACATTAGCGAACGCCGCATACGACGGCACCGTCACTTTCAAAGTCTCCGACGATGGCCTCATGGTCATCGACGCAGAAAAACAACCCAACCCAACAACAAAAGGAAAAACAAAATGAGCAGCATATGGGACGATCCCGCAGTAAAACCGTCAAGCGATTTCGTGAAATTTGAAACCGTAGGCGACTCAGTTTCAGGCACCGTTCTCGATGTATCGATTCACACATTCGAGGATGGAAAGCGTGCAGCAAAACTGATCATCAGAACAGCAGAAGGTGACCGCACCCTCACCGCCGGACAGATGCAACTCGGCGCCAAACTCGCCGAAGCACGACCCGCCGTCGGCGACACACTCAGCATCAATTTCGTTGGTGTTGAAAAGCGTGCAGGTGGCAAAACACTCAAGCAGTTCACCGTCGCAGTCGTGCGTGGAACAGGCGACGACGACCTCATCTGAGATCGTCAAACCTGGCGGCCACATCAACTGGTTGAGATATGAGAATCCACCCCTGTTCACATGTTCGGCGGTTCGACACCGCCTGTGGCTACTATGAAAAAATCGGACATTCAATCGTTGCGGGATGTGTTGCGACATGTCTCAACATCACGACAAGACATTCAAAATGAAGTGTTACGCCTTGACGACATGTTGAGGCGGTTACTGAACCCAAAAACACAAGGAGGAAACAATGACAAACCTGAACCATGAGGCGCAGTACTACCAGGCGGTCGTCACCGATCTGACGTCAGCCAACGAACGCCTCACCGAACAAACCAACCTGCGTGCCGCAGAACTAGAACGCCTGAGAATCGAATGTCAAGAATTACGCACCATCATCTCAGTGTGCAACCTGTACCTAGCAGCCGTTGAAGGTCGTGGGATGCTAGACGAAAACGACCTACTGCTCGACCTGACGAAGCGCCTAAACGCCTATCTGGAAACAAAAAAGGTGAACAAATGACCACCACCGTTCTACTCATCTCAGCCCTCACCAATGTGGCCGTCACCGTGCACCTGCTACAGACACGCCGACGGTTGAACAAGGTACAGCGCATGTTCAAACTGTATGTGCGCAACCACCCGTCACCTCGACGCACCGTCATCGCACGCAACCCTGCACCGTGGGAGGTCCGCTGATGCTCACATTCATCATGTTCTGGTGCGGGATGTCCTCAGGATTTTTCATTGGTTGCCTCGCCATGACAATCTCACAAAACAAACACAAACAATGACCGTGACAACCACAAAAGGTTGGGCAGAACACGCCTCATGTCGTGGCCTTGACGCCGAAATCTTTATGGCGACCCGTGGCGACCTGCTCAAAATACGTGAAGCCAAAAAAATATGTGAACAATGCCCTGTGATGATGCAGTGCCGTGAATACTCACTGCACCTAGCACAGAACTATGACACCTATGGTGTTTTCGGTGGCTGGTCACGAAACGAACGAATCAACCATCTGCGCATGGTCGGTTTGCATGTCCGACGATGGGGTGGCACTGAACCATCGACTAACATCGGCAGTGGCAACCGTGGAGGCGCACACGGCACAGCGACAGCAGTGCGACGCCACCGCAGCCTCGACGAAACGTTGTGTGATGAATGTGAAGCAGGCGACCAGCGCAGGAAAATGAAAGTGGCACTCGCACGCCGACGACAAGCAGTGAAAAAACGAATGGAGGAAAACGATGGATCAGCAGTTGGCATATCCGAAAACTTTGCTGGTGATGCTTGAACAAGCACAGGCCGAAAACGCCAGAATCACCGCAGAACTAGAAACCATGACAGCAGACCGTGACAAATGGCAGAACGCCGCAAAAGGCTGGTACGAAAACAGTGGCCAGTGGTTGAAACGTTGGCGTCACGAACGAGAAAAAAATGCCTGGCAACAACGAAAGATCGACAAGATCATGGGCTGGAATCTGACAGGCGACGAGACAGACGACGAGGGCGACGAATGACAACGAAACGCAAACGACCTAGTACCCGCAAACCTTGTTTCAGTTGGTCTAACCTCGCCGACACACAATTCGCACCCATACTCGACACAGAGAACTATGCCCTACCAACCATCTCAGATTGGGCGAGATTCTTTGACGTGCACACCACGCAGATATACCGCTGGCGAGAAAAAGGGATACCCGAAAAACAAGCAGACAGGATCGCCGTCAAATATCTACGCACCCATCCAGCCCTCATCTGGCCTGAATGGTTCGACACGGCACCCAAATGACGAACCCGCAGAAACGCAAAGGCGACGCCGCCGAACGAGAACTCGCCAAACAACTCGAAGCCCTCCTCGGTTTCAAAGTAAGACGCAAACTCGGCGCCGGCAGACAAGACGACACAGGCGACATCGACGGACTGCCCGACTGCACCGCACAAGCAAAAAACTATGCAGACATCCTCAGAGCAATCAACCAGGGACTCAAAGACACCGCCACCCAACAACAAAACGCAGACACCACCCACGCAGTACTATTCGTCAGGCGACGAGGCGGGCAATGGATCGCCATACAAACACTGGAACAGTGGACAATCACCTACCGTGAAACCCTCTAAACAAAAGAAACGGCAGCACCGTGACCAACCAACCGACAACCCAACCAACGCCCAACATCCTCATTAGCGCCCTCAACCTCGCCCAACATGACCTCCCCGTCATACCAATCCGACCCAAACAAAAACACCCACCAATGGCCGCCTGGCAACACGCCGCCACCACCAACGCCGAAACCATCACCAACTGGTACACAGGTCTCTACCGTGGCCACGGCATCGGTGTCGCCACAGGACACCCACACAAACAACCCGACCGCTACCTGTTCGTCATAGACATCGATGAACACAACCCCGAAACATCAGGCAGCGACACCCTCCACGAACTATGCCAAACCTACGGGCAACTCCCTACCACCGTTGAAGCACACACAGGCAGCGGAGGGCGTCACCTCTACTTCACGTCACCAGAACCCGTACGGAACGACGCAGGGAAAAAACTAGGTGCAGGCATCGACATCCGTGGAGAAGGCGGCCAGGTCCTCGCACCACCAACCCTGCACCCCAACGGCAACCCGTACACGTGGGATACAGAAAACCACCCTGACACCACACCCATCGCCCACGCACCCGACTGGCTCATCGCACTCCTCACACCTAGAAACACAACACCCTCACACCTAGAAACAACCACACCCAAACACACGCCGAACATCTGGCACCAAATAGACGACGGACCAGCCGCCACCTACAACAACCAAACAACATGGCAACAACTACTCGAAACCGATGGATGGACCTTGCACCACACCGACACCAACGGCGAACAACACTGGACCAGACCAGGCAAAACCACACGAGAAGGCACCAGCGCCACCGTCGGATACAAAAATACTGACGCCCTCAAAGTATTCACATCAACGATCACATGGCTACCAGAGGGCGCATACTCCCGTTTCGGGTACTACGCCTGCCGACACCACAACGGCGACCGGTCAGCAGCCGCCAGAGAACTACGCCAAACCCAACAACCCGTCACAACCAGCACCATCATCGGCGACACCACCACACCAGATGAACCGTGGCCCACACCCATCCCACTGCACGACACCAACACACCACCAGAGTTCCCGTTGCACACATTTCCCGAATGGATACGCAACCAGATTGAACAAACCTCCACCGACCTACAAGTAGCACCCGACCTCCCCGCCACCCTCGCACTCGGCGCCCTATCCGTCGCAGCCCTCGGCAAAACACGAGTCACATACCCACGTCAACGGTGGACACAACCACTGAACCTCTACACCGCCGTCGCACTCCCACCATCAGCAGGCAAATCACCAGCCAAAAATGCGATGTTCGCACCCCTAGAAACACTCGAACAACAACGCCTCAAAGACGCCGCCACAACCAAAATGCGTGCAGAAACAGAACGCTCGATCTTAGAAAAAAGACGCAAACAACTTGAGGACAAGGCCGCCAAAAACGGTGACGACGCCGCCGCCGCAATGTACGACCTGCACAACCTCAACGACCAACTGGCACAACTGCAACACCCACCATCAGGTCGCCTCCTAGCAGACGACGCCACCACCGAAGCCCTCGGTGTCGCACTCGCCGAAGCAGGCGGCCACATCGCCGTCGTCAGCGCCGAAGGCGGACTATTCGACCGCATCGCCGGAATGTACACAGACGGACCAGCAAACCTCGACCTATACCTAGAAGGCTGGTCGGGTGGCCGATACGTCGTGGACAGAATCAAACGAGAACCAATCAACATCCCCGCAGCCAACCTGGTCGTCGTCACCACAGTCCAACCCACAGTGCTCGACGCAATCGGCAACAGTAAAAACCTCACAGGCCGTGGACTCGTCGCCAGGTTCCTACTCTCACAACCCACCAACAACGTCGGCACCCGTGACCGCCTACGCCACACCACAGGCGACGAACACACCACCCGCAATTACGAACTACACCTCACAGAAATCGCCCAACACCTACACAACAACCCCACCACCACCACCATCACCGACCAGACCAGCGACATGTTCGCCCAATGGGACCAACAACTAGAAAACCGTGGCGCACCAGGCGCAGACCTAGAACACCTCAACGAATGGACCGGCAAACTACGCGCCTCAGTCATCCGCATCGCCGCCCTACTCCACCACGCCAACCACAACCACACCACCCTCATCGACACAACCACAATGAACAACGCCATCCAAATCGGCAACTACTACCTAGAACACGCCAGACACATCGCCGACCGATGGGGAACCGACGACAACATCAAACAAGCCCGCCGCATCCTCGAATGGTTCACCCGCCTAGACGACACCACATTCACCGTCAGAGACCTCTACAGCGCCAACAGGCGCCTGTTCCCCACCGCCGACGACACACGCCAACCCCTAGAACTACTCCACGAACGAGGATGGATCAGACCACTATTCGACGGGCCACTGATCATCGGGCGACGTGGGAAAGAATCACCACGGTTCGCAATCCACCCTAGTTGCGCGCCATGCGCGCCATGCGCGCACCCAAACCCACAAAACGACACCGACAACACCCAACCAGTTGCGCGCCATGCGCGCCATGCGCGCACCCCCCCTAGGGGTGAGGAGGGTGCCATGAGTGGCATGCCTAGACAGGAGATTGAAACCCACATACATACATATGATTCTCTCTCTAACCCCCCCACCCCCTGCGCGCATGACGCGCATGGCGCGCATGACACCAACAATCCACCCACCCCATCAGACAACGACGACCTCGGACTGTTCTGAAACAACCCCCCTAACAAAAAAAA